GTCGCCGCAGATAGGGCAGTGATACGGGGTGCCGTTGTAGCTGCCGCGGCGGAGGTGCGCGGCAGCTGCCTGGCGGTTCAGGTGAGGGATCTTTGTCGCGCACATGGCGCGGGCGCGCTCGATGAAGTGGTCATCAGGGAGTTGCAGAGGGTCGATGTGGGTGGGCAAGGGGTGCGGATCAGTCGTCCTCGGGGGATCCCGGCAGCTTGGCGGGTGGTGCGGCTGCCGGTAGGGCGGCGCGTTCGAGGGCGCCTGCGAGGTCGGCGGCGCTGAGCAGCACGGGGCCGGCGATGGGGGCGAGCTCGGAGCAGTAGCGGGCTATGGAGCGGAAGAGGGTGGCTTTACGCATTGGTGGCTGTGCGGAAATGTGCAATAGCTGTGTTGATCAGGTCGCTGCGGGTGATGCCGTAGGGGGCGGCAGCGAGCGCGGTGTCGAGCCAGCTGAGGTTGTCGGGGGTGAGCACGACCTGCAGCTTGAGGCGCTCCAGGTCGCGGCGGAGCTCGCGGTTGGTGCGGGCGGCCATGCGGCGGGCGGCCTCGGAGCGATAGCGGTCGAGGTCGTCGCTGGTGATGTAGCCGAGGCCGACGGCCTGCTGCATGAGCTGGAGGATGCGTTGGCGGCTGAGGCCGAGCTCGGTGGCCAGGGCGCTCCACTTGACGAAGCCTTGGCGGGAGTAGTGGGCTTCCGCAAGGGTGATCAGTTCGGTGTAGCGCTCAGGGGGGACGGCTTTACTCATGGGCGTGTGGATGGGAGGTAGATGGCGATGACGCGCAGGTCGCGCCAGCCGAGTTGCTGTAGCGCGGCGGCGCGGCGACCGGCGGTCAGGATGTCGACGAAGCGCGTGGCGCTCTCGGGGGCGGCGGTTGTCGTGATGGGTGGACCGTCGGCGGCGTGGCTGGCGGCGAGGAAGCCGCCCTCAGCGCGGATCGTGTAGTAGAGGCGCGTGGAAGGTGTCGGCTGGGTAGTAGCGGCTGGGTATTCCGCTGTCTCGTAGTCGGGCATTGGCTTGGAGGATCTCGGAGGTGGTGGCGCAAGTGCGATAGAGGATGGTGCCTGTGGTGGGGTTGCACAGGTCGTAGTAGGCGAACGCAAGCGAAGCCATGCGAAAGCAACGGCAGGGCCGTGAAGGGGAGTGAAGAGTGGGCCGGGCGGCGCTCAGCGCTCGGGGAGGGCCGGCTTTATCAGTCTGGCAAGGTGCGTCGGATGTGGTAGGTGCTCTCGCCGTCGAGCTCGGTTAGGTCGGGGGCGGCGTCGTAGAGGTTGAGGCATGCGTCGATGAACTGGTTGACGCGGGCGTAGTCGAGGGCGGCGTTGATCCAGCGCGGTTCGAGCTCGTCGTGGTCGTCGATCAGCTTCTCGATCTGCAAGCAGGCGGTGCGGTTGAAGCAGCGCCAGAGCAGGGTGATGAAGGCGATCGTGTCCATGAAGGCCGAGTCGCTGAGTTCGCCCTTGGTGAGCTCGGTGTGGAGCAGGTGGACGAGCTTGCGGTGTCGGGGGCGCAGGGCGTCGTAGTTGGAGAACATCTCGCGGACGCTGCTGTCGCTGAGGTGCTCGAAGAGTGCCTCAGGGCTGTCGGGGATTTGCACGGCTGGAGGGCGCTCTAGGGCAAGGGTAGGGAGGCCGGCGGAGCCGGCCACAGCAGGGTGCTGGCTACACCAGCGCCAAGCAGGCTTCGCGGGCGCGCTCGATGCGCTTGGCAGCAGCGCCGCCCCAGAGCGCTTCGAGGCGGGCCCGGGCGCGCTCGGTGGAGTCGGTGGCACGGCCGGAGTCGTGGGTGGCGTGCTGGGTGATGGCGTTGAAGAGGGCGTAAGCGGTGCCGGGGATGCCGGGGATGTCGTGGATGCCGAGGCCCGTTGTGCCGGAGTAGTGGCTGCGGATGGTGGCGATCTCGGGGAGGTCGGCGAGCACGCGGGGGCGCTTGTCGCCGGTGGATTTGTCGCGGATGGGGGTGGTGAGTTTGTCGGCGTAGGTGGCTTCGAGGACGCGGCGGGCGGTCTCGGGGGTGAGGCGCAGGCTGGCGAGGGAGCGCAGCTCGTCGATGGAGGCGGCGAAGGTGCGGCGCTCGATGTCGATCAGCTGCGGGAGATGGCGGGCGAACTCGGTGACGCTGCTGGTGTGCTTGCGACGAAGGCCGGTGCCTGCGGACGCGGCAGCGGTGGCGGCGCGGCCGGTCAGGTAGTTGAGCTGATTGGCGCAGGCGAGGCGGACGTCGCTGAAGAAGACGCCGAAGCCGGAGCTGCCGTCGTGGGAGTTGAAGAGGTGGAGGTAGCGGCGGACGCGGTCGCCGGGGACGACTTCGCTCTCGGTGTCGATGGCGGCGGTGGCGAAGACGCGGCGGCCGTCGCGGATGGAGAGGACGGTCTCGAGGTGGATGTTCTCGCGGAGGTAGTCGAGGAGGTTGATCAGGGCGTCGTTCTGCACCGGGGTGTAGGCGGTGCCGTGGATGCCGAGCAGGGCGTCGTTGTCACTGCGGACGATGGAGCAGTGGTCGGGGGCCTCGATGCGGCGGCCGTCGGGGCCCATGTAGAAGACGGGGCGCTTCTCGGCGGTCCAGTTGAGGCCGGCGATGGCGAAGGCCTCGGTGGCGGAGGCGCGCTCGGGGACGAAGGTGCCGAGCTGGGCGGTGAGGGGGTTCACGGCGTAGCCGTGCTCGCGGTACTTGCCGTAAACGGCAGGGCCGCGGCCGTCGGCGGCGTAGGCGGTGGTGACGGTGTTGGGGCTGTAGTCGCGCATGGTGGTGCGGTAGTGGGGTGAGCCGGCTCCGCCGGCTGCGTTGGTAGCGGAGGCGCAGCCCTCCGGGTGGTCAGACGGGGGCGCTGTGGATGTAGGCGTGCCAGAAGGTGGCGTAGTTGTCGTCCTCGGGGAAGGGGTAGCCCTCGAGCTCCCAGTCGGATTCGTGGATGCCGTCGGGGGAGTACCAGCCGCCCTCATCGCCGGACCAGCCGGCGCGGAAGCGGGCGGTGTCGATGCGGTCCTGGGCGGCCATGGCGGCCTCGACGGCGCTGAGGTGGTCGTACCAGTTGGGGCGCGACTCAAGCTGTAGCAAGTTGAAAGCAGGGTCAGTCATGGAAGGCAAGCTATGCAACATGTTTCCAGATATGCTTAAGCACTATCTGGCTAATTAAACCTTGGCTGACTCCATAATTATTAGCCAGCTTAATAGTCGAGGTGTTACCTTCTGCGTACTCCGCTCGAATACGGCGGACTTCGTTATCTGTTAACTTAGCTTTGCAGTTACGCACTCCTCTAGCGGCCGTTACTGCTCTTCTTCCTCGTTTGATCGTGTCTTGAGCGTTGTCGTAGTGAGTGCCTATATCTAAGTGACATGGGTTACAGCACTTGGGATTGTCACAGGCATGTCGCACTATCAGTCCAGAGGGAATAGGTCCTCTTGTGAGGATCCAACTCAATCTGTGTGCACCGATATTCTTGCCTTCGTACTTAAGTATGGCGTAACCGCCTTTATGGGATATGGGCCCGAGCCATTCCCAGCAGACGTCTACCATGCTGACATCTACACGCCCCCAGTATTTGTAAGCGTTGATCCCTAGATGTTGTGCTGAAAGTACAGGGTCAGTCATTCGCCTAGGTGGATGAGGTGAGCTTCGAGGTACTCTTGCACGGAGCGGAGGTGGGAGCGCATCACGTCTCTTTGCGTGGTGGCTTGGGGCCACGCGCCGGGACCGGCGACGTAGTAGTCCCTCGCGTTAATTTCGATCTCGTTGAAGGCGCGGATGGCGTCTTGCAGGGCGCGGTAGGCGTTGAAGTAGCCCTCAGAGAGGGTGGCGCGGCTGGTGCCGTTTAGATGAACAGTGGGAAGGGTGAGGTCAGTCATACGCGTGTGTAGGAGAAGGTGACGTTGCGGATGGCGGGATTGATGTCACGCCAGGACTGCAGGTAGTGGTCAGAGGCGGGGACGAGGAATGCGCCGACACCCCGGCTAACGGGGGGTGGTTCGTGCTCGAGGGAAGACAGGCGCTCCACTTCTTTGCGGGTGTGTTCGGCGATGGTGCCGTCGGTGAAGTGGAGGAGCTCCTTGCGGAGGTAGCGGATAGTGAGACTCATGAGACTCAGTAAGAGATGTGCACGGAGGCGATGCCGTCTAGGGGGACGCCGAGGCGGTAGGCGGCGCCGGCGCTGAGATCCAAACTTGCGCAGTCGCAGCGGTCGGTGATGGGCACCGTGAGGGTGCGGCCTCGGTGGGAGACGCGCACTCGGGTGCCGCAGGGGAGCCAGGGATGGGCGGCGCTGACGCCCCAGTGCTGGTAGGTCTGGCCGCAATAGGTGATGCGGCCGTGATAATAAGAGTGATAAGTAGTAGCTGTTACTGGCCTAGTGTGGCCAGTTAACTGCATGTTTAGGAGCAACGTGCTTCCAAGTATTCCCGCTAAGTGCTTGGTATAGCGCCCTGTGGCTAACACCGTACAGCCTAGCCAAGCTCCCAATAGGCGCCCCTGGCTCCCAGGACAAGCGAAGTTGCTCGACAACTTCAGCGTTGAGTTTCGCCGAGGGACTATCCTCGCCTTTGACCGCTCGTGGTGGCACATAGTCAACAGATGAGATAAGATGCTGTGAGTTTTCTTGATAAGTAACCCACTCCAGGTTTTCGACGCGGTTGTCATAACGGTCTCTGTTTTTGTGATTAACACAGGGCTTGTTATCGGGATTAGGAATGAACGCAAGGGCTACAAGTCGGTGTATGTAAAAACGAGTGGAGTCCGGATGGTCGAATAGCGAAACGCCTAGGTACCGGCCAGACTGTTTCGGTGTAATTATCCGTCCTTTGTGCGAGCGCTTAATACCCGTAAGCTTGTCTACTACGAATCTGTCTAGCGCTCTAACTTGTCCAGCACTAGAGACCTCGTATAAGTGAGCGTACCTTGGTATTGGTACAGCCAACCATTCAGGTTTGGCAGTTCCAGGCGTGAGAGTGAAGCGGCGCATCAGTCCTCCAGCGGGGGGAGTGCGGCGATGAAGCCCTGGATCCAGGTGCCAACGTCCTCAGGGGCGAGGAATGAAGGGACTCCACGGCGGCCATCCACTTGAACGGCAAGGCGTGGCTCGGTGCCGTGCTCGCGCACGACTTGAAGGGTGATGATGCGCATGGGGTCAGCGGTTGTAGAAGTAAGAGCCGGGGGCGAAGTCCTCGAGGATGTGGTTGAAGGCGTTCTCGAGGCGGCGCTTGTTGCTGGGGTCGGCGACGTACCAGGCGGCGGCGAGGGCGCGGCAGAAGCCGCCGCCGTGGCGCTCCATGGCGGTGACGGTGTGGTGGAGCTCGGTGGGGGAGAGGGCTGTGAGGCTCATTGCAGGTACTGAGTGGTGAGGGCGACGTAGACGGTGGGGGAGTCGGTGGCGAGGCCTTCGGCCTGCTCGCGGAGTTGGGTTTTGCGGAGGGCCTCCATGGCGGCCTCGGTCTCGGGGGTGTAAGTCCAGCGGTGGCGAAGTTTGCGGGTGACGATGAGGTCGCCCTGCTCGATGCGGTCGAGGTCGAGGCGCTCCATGCGGTCGCAGAGCCAGGTGCGGTGAGCGGTGAGCTCAGCGGTGATGCGCTGCGATTGGAGTTGCAGCTCGTGGGCTGCGGTGAGACGGCGGCCGATGGCGCCGGTGGGGCTGTAGGTGCGGGTTGTGCGGGTGGGGTTACGCATCTGCGTGAGGTTTAGCAAGGATCGGTGAGGAGCGCAAGGAAGTTAGCAGCTTTGCTGCAGTTAGTGCGGATCTTCCACGTAGTGGTTGAGGGTGTAGGGCTGCGCGCGGGTGGCGTACTCGATGAGGAGGGGCTCGACCTCGGTGGGGTCCTCCACCCAGTGCTCGTGTTCGAGGTCGGCGGAGAGGAAGTGCCAGACGCGGATGGGTGGAGCGTCGGGCTCGGGGTCGCGGGGGGAGAGGGGGCGGGGATCGGGGGTGTCGGTCATGGGCCTGTGTAGAGGGTGGGGGTGGGGCGCAGTGTGTCGCTGGGGCGCTGGTAGCCGTAGTCGACGGTCATGGCGGCGAGGGCCAGGCCGAGGCACAGTCCGGCGATGTGTTCGGCGCGGACCCAGGGAGGGGTGGGGCGGCGGGGGCGGGTCATGGTGGTGGTGGTGGTGCGGGGTTTGCGGGTCATGTGTTGACGTAGGCGGCGCCGACGCCGTGGGCTTCTACGAAGATGTCGGTCTTGGCGCCGTCGCAGAGGCGACAGGTAAGGCACTGCGCTTGCGAGTCGGCGGCGGTGGCGGGGCAGAGCTTGCCGCTGTAGGGGGCGTCGCCCTGGGGTACGACGGCAAAGGTGCGCCAGCCCATGTCAGATGCGGCGAGGTAGTCGGCGAAGGAGTCACAGCTCGCTTGGAATAGACCGCGGCACCATTGCGCCCAGTCGTGGCGCCACTGGTGGCTGTAGCCGGTGTGGCCGTCGGCTAGGGCTGTCAACGTGCGAACGACGGACTCGGTGAGGATGGCGGGGTCGCCATAGGCACCCCAGCGGATGCGGCGGCCGCGGATATAGCGGGCGTGTAGAGCGGGGTCGTACTCGGGGTAGGAGCCCCGGGTGAGGGCGCGGTAGACGCTGCCGACGCTTTTGCCTACGTCGACATAGCAGGAGCGCACGTAGCGCTGCAGTTCGTCAGACCAGCGACGGCGGTGCGGGCAGTCACCGCAGATGGTGCGGTCGGCGCCAGACGCGATGGCCTCCAGCGGAGGCACGTCAGGGCGGAGGATGAAGACTTGGCACATGTTGCCGGTCTTGGCGTTCTCGGATTGGAGAACAAGCACGGCGATGTAGGGCTCGCCGTCGATCGGGGAGAGACCGCGATCGACGATGAAGCCGCGAAGTTTGCGGGACATGCTGTCTACAGCTTGTGGGAAGGGGCGAGGCGCCCAGGGAGCCCGCCCATAGAAGGGGTGGAGCTCATTGGCGGATCAGTAGGCGTTGAATGCGTCTTCGGGGATGCACTCCTCGATGTGGAAGGTGCAATCCGGATGTCGGCGGGTTAGGCCGGCTAGTTCCAGCACGACATCGGCACGGCTCCACCCCCAGATGCCGGTGGGGGCAGTGCGGGTGCCGAGCTCGTCGGTGATGGTGCAGATGATTTCGTAGGTCATGGCTTGCGGCGGGCGAGTTCGTCGGCGTAGGTGAAGGCTTGGTCCTCGTAGTAGCCCTCACGAATGGGGTTGCTATGGCGCAAGCCGGCCGCCGCGGAACGGCAGTCGGCGATGACGTAGCGCAGGGAAACGGTGCAGAGGGTTTCTGCGTGGCTCCGCCATTTGGCGAAGTCTTCGGGGGTGGCGTACTCGGGGCGCATGGTCAGTTACCGAGGTAGAGGTAGTCGTAGGCGCCGGGTTCTTCGGCGCAGTTGCACGCCCAGATCCACAAGACGCGCTTGCGGTTCTCGTTGTGGTTGGCCAGATCCCGGGCATCCCATGCGCCGAAACCGCGCAGGTACTCGCGGAAAAGCCAGGCGGGGCCGTCGAAATCGAGGCGGTCCACCCATGCGGATACGTCTTCGTCGCGGTCGCCGGATCCGGAGCAGTCACAGACGCACTCGGGGGGCAGTTGCCGCAGGGATTCGCGGCCGTGGAACCAGGTGTTGCGGTACATAACGAGGGTGCGGGGTAACCGGTTCGGGAATGAGTCAGACAAGCTCACGGAGATGTTCGAAGCCGGGTACTTCGTGAGCCCACTTAGGGCCGGGGAGGTTGCGCTTCAGCTCCTTGTACAGGCTCACGGTGATGTCCATACGTTCGGCGAGGTAAGCGCACTCGCGCCAGATTCCGGGCACGGCAAGGTGGCCGGCGTAGCCCTCGTCCCACGCGGCGACACGGGCGGCCACAGGGAGATCCTCGTCGACGAGGACGTACAGACGGCGCGGGTTGCCGTCGGAATCGTTGCTAGCGCACAGGTGTTGGAAAAACATGCTGAACTCACAGCTAGAGGGATAGAGATGCAAAGCACCTCAGCCAAAAGACCCCCGGACGCAGTGCGCCAGGGGGAACTTCTGGGGGAGATGGTTTGTGCCCGGCAGAGCCGTGTGCCGGGGCTTGGCCGTCCTAGTGAAGCCGGAGCGGCGGGCTGCCCTATGGGCGTATCTGCAGTCCGGGCGTTAAGGGGCCGGTGCACCCGCTGTGATCCCTGTCGGGAGCAGCGTTGATCCCCCTGCAGCAGCGGGATCGGTAAAAACACATGCAGTGCGCCCTCCTGCAGGAGGTTCCGCGTTCGCTTGCTTGCCCCCAGCCATCGGGTACTGGTCGCCTCACCCTCTATCGCCAGCTGTTACGGCGTTCGGGTATCTCGGCGACGGTCCTCGTGCTCGGTGTGATCCGAGCAGGCCGTCCGTGAGGTGCAAGAGCTAGCGCCCAGTCAGTTTGGGCGCACTGCTGCTATAGCTCCGGGATCCGCCCGGCCGGCCGCGCTTTATCGGCTGCGCTGTTGCGCTTAATGCATTGGTGGTTCTGAACTGAAGGAAGTGTGGCACGTGGGGTGCCGATCTGTCAAGCAACCGGCCGGAGCCGGTACCGGCGCGCAGCCACGGGGAGCTGACCTGAGGCCTAGGCTCCGCGGGGCGGCTGCGCTCCCGATGTCTTGAGTGTTGCACGAGATCCGCCAATCCGTCAAGCAACCCGCTAGGGAGGGTTGCCAAGGAAGACGAAAACGCGCATGATGTGCGCGCGTGAGGTCAGTCTGGCACGGCACCGCGTGGCCGTCAAGACACCTCAGTAAGTCTCATGCGTCGCACCTGAGGGACATGAGTCTCGGTGTGTCGAAAGTTGAGTCCAGCCCTGCGTCGCAGTGAGACTGGGCTAGAGGTGGATATGTCACATCCTGGGCTAGAAAAACTGTATATAAATAAAAGTTGTAGGGGGGTATGCTTGTGGGGTACCTCAGAGACCTGTATGCCTGCTCAGACATACCAGCGCTGCCTTCCGCTTACCGATGTGCACTACGCGCTCAATAGGAAGGGAGCTCCACGCCCCATTCCACCAATAGTTGAAGAGCTGCTCGAGATATCTAGTACATCGCCTTCGGGCCTTGTTTGGAAAGTCGCTAGTAAAAATGGTAAAGCTAAAATAGGTGAACCAGCTGGTTCAAGAAGCGGAGCAAAATGGTTAGTGTCTGTGCGGGGACATGGATTATTTTATGCCCATAGGATTGCGTACTACTTAAAAACGGGTCAAAATCCAGGTAGTATGGTAGTCCGGCACATAGGAAAAGAAGAACTAGCGCTAGGATGGCAAGACGATAACGGACGAGATGAAAGCGGAGTAGCTAAGAGTAGACGGAATAAAGACTGCGTATCCCCGCAGGAACAAACAGTGCGCATAGCTGCATCTAGGGTGCTACGTAGTAAAAGACCTGTAGTAGGTCACGTAACTAAAACAATGTACCTGTATCAGGGAGTACTGTATAATGCTAAGAGTTTGTGCAAAGAATTAGGACTAAATTACTCTACAATCTATCAGCGAGTGTATCGTTGTAAGCACACAGGTGTATACGCTTTTGCTATGGAGGGCATAGAAGTAGAAGAATTTACTGTCTGGTAGCTCACTCGTTAAAAGCATCCCAGCTATAAGTGAGCTCTACTCTTAGCTTGTGCATAGCTTTTTTGTAGATCGATGAGATGCAATAGCGGGATATACCGAGCTCGTCGGATAGCTCGTGGCGGCTGCGTTGCTCAAAGTGGATCGCTTGGACCACAAGGAGTTGCGTAGGGTCGAGGGTCGCGAGGGCTTTTTGTAGAAGCTCTTCGCGCTCGATGAGGGATACGGTGAGTTCTGGGCTTTCTGACGGGGTCGGGTTGTCAGAGCTGAGTACCTCGGAGATGGGGGCATCAGAGAGCTGACATAGGGCGTCAATGGAGGTGCAGCTGGTAATGGTGCAGCTGATCAAGGTCTCGGTGATGCGCTCAGGGGGAAGCTCGAGCTCGGTGCTGAGCTCGTCGATGGAGGGGGGTCTGCCGTAAGAGGCAGTCAGCGTGTGCATGGCGCGCTTGATCTTGGTAGAAAGATCCTGCACGTTTATTGGTAGCCGTATTGTGCGGGAGGAGTTATAGATTGCGCGTGAAATAGATTGGCGGATCCACCAATAGCTGTAGGTGCTGAAGGCGTATCCGCGGGTTGGGTCAAAGAGCTCGATGCCTCGGATGAGACCGAGGCTGCCTTCCTGGATCAGATCGCTGAGTTCGAGGCCTCGGTTCTGATAGCGCTTGGCGAGGTGGACAACTAAGCGCAGGTTGGTTCGCACCATGATGTCCAGGGAGCGCTTGCCGGGGCGTGCAATGTGAGCGGGGGCGGCGGAGCGGTCGGGCTCGGTGGAGCCGGGTGGGGTGTAGTCGACCCATGCGCGGATGCGATAGGCGTGACGGAGTTGGGCTTCGCGCGAGAGGATCGGATGCCGGGAGATGTCACTGAGGTACTGGGAGATGAGGTCCGACATCGCTGATCAAGAAGCAGCGGAGCTGTGAAGGTCGCGGACCAGTGAGCCGAGTAGCCAGGCTCGGGCGTGGGTGAGGCCGTGCTGGCGCGCGAGTTTGAAGTAGAGCTCGCTGTAGGGGCCGGTGACGGGGTTGCGACGGATGGTTTCGGCAGATGCGCTGGAGGCGAGCCGCATGTACTGCGGTAGGACGGTGGCGAGATGCTGATCCACTAGAGGGTGATTTTTAGCTGAACGTAGTATGTGGTGCTGAAGGAATCGGCGGTGGAAGCTGGAGTGATTGTTAAAGCTTCGACGGCTACTCCAGTGATTTCGCTGAAGTCGTTGAGCACGCTGGCTATGTGGTCTTCAACGTTGGTGGAGTGGGCACGCAATTCGACTACGGATAGTGAGCTCATATGACTTCGGAGAAATAATCAAACGCGAGGACGTCGTCTACTTGGCTGTATAGCGCGTCGAGGGATTCGTCGTTTTCGATGATGTGGTGGAAGGCGAGGGAGCAGTCGTTCTCGGGGTCAGTCAGGGCATGGAGGTGGTCGAGGCCGCCTTCAGAGGCGTGGTCGGTGTTGCGCTCGGTTCCCGGGCGTGTGACTTTCCAGAGATGGGCGCCGAAGCGATCGAGGAGGGCGGCTTCGTTGAGAAAGCGCATGTCATCTACAACGACGCGCTCGATGCCTTGGAGCTGAAGGCGCATGTAGCGGGAAGTCCAGCAGCGGAGCCAGATGTCGGGGTGGACGCAGCTGCGGCCCCACTCGGTGCCCAGGGTGCGAAGCAGGTGGCGAGCGTCGACGTTGTCATCGATCTCGGGGAGAGGGGCAGTTTTGGCGACGTGGGTCGCGTGGTGCGCGTCCTGAGGGCTATAGCCGAAGTCATAGAGCAGCGAGCTGATCATTGACTTGAGCGGTTCGGCAAAGCTGAGGTGGGTGAAGCCGTGCTGTGTGACCAGGTGGTCGGCGACGGAAGATTTGCCGCTGCCGGCGGCGGGAGAGTAGATACCGATGAGCATGATCAGGGGCGGATAAAAGTGGGGTGGAGAAGGGTCAGGGTCCAGGCGTACATCGCCTTGGCGGCCTCGTTGTAGATCGGTGGGGGTTCGTCGCCGTTATGTGCGGGATCGCCGAGTATTTTCCAGAGCGCGGTGGCGAGGTAGCGGACGTTGTAGTCCTTGATCTCGGCGTCGATGAGCAGTGCTGTCACGGAGCTCAGAACGTGCGAAGCGGCGACTTCAAAGTCGAGGCCTAGGTGCGTGGTGAGCTTGCGGTAGAGCTCGAAGGACTCGGGGCTGCTGGGGTCAGCGAGCAGCTCGGGATCGATGTCCAGCGCATTGGCGTGCTGCACTAGGAGGGAGCCTCCGATGACGTTGCTGACCAGCGCGTGGATAGGGGTGGTTTCGCTCATGCGCGGGACCGGGTGAAGCGTTTGATGCGAGCCTCGAAGTGCTGCATGTACTGGGTGAGCTTGCGGAGCGAGAGCTCTTCGATTTGAGGTGTTTCGTCGGGGATAGCTACGACGATCAGCGCTCGGGTGATATTTAGGCCTTGTGGTTTGTAGACGTAATTAGCGGCGGCGGTGTAAGCAGCAACTTGCAGAGAGTATTCGTACATCTTTGCTGGGTTGCGGACTTTATCGGCTGTTTTCCAGTCCAGCAAAGAGGGCTGTTCACCATCGTCCTCTAGATAAGCGATGCAGTCGAACGTGCCGGCGTAGCGGAGCGGGTGGTAGATAGCTCCTTCGCAGACGAGAGGACGGCGAATGCGGTCGAGGAAGCTGCGCGTGCTGTTCCAGTAGGGCGTGTTGAGAAAGTCGAAACCGGGCTCGGTGCCGTCGAGTAGGTAGCGCTCAACAGCGTCGTGGTGGCGGGTGCCGCGGAAGCTGGCGAGGTTGCAGATGAAGTCTGCGCGGGCTTCACCGACGGACTCGCGCCAGGCTTGTAAGCCGGAGCTATCGCGGGTGCCGCTCAGGATTGTGGTAACGGAGCTGCAGGATCCGAGTGGTGTGGAGTAGCTGCGTTCACCGTTCTCGTGGGAGCGGACTGGTTCGTACTTGGGTAGGCCGCGGATGAGGTCAGCCGTCATAGGGGACGCCCTCTATGGGTAGGAGCAGCGCGTTGGCGTCGCAGCGGAAGACACGCATGAGATCGGCGAGAACGTTGGGATCGATCAGCTTGGTTTTGCCACTGGCCATGCGACCAAGGGAGTAGGGGGATATGCCAGAGGCTTCGGCGACATCGCGCAGTGTTAGCCGGGTGCGGAAGAGATGGAAGCGAATGTTGCGTCCGAGCAGCTGTGTGGTGTCCATGAGGTACTAAGTAAAAAGGGGAGCAGATAGCTCCCCTGTGGCTGTTAGGCGGAGGCTTCAGCGAATGGATCCTCACCGTCGAATAGACGATTCAGGTCGCACTTGAGGTCATCGAAGCGTGCCTGAACGTCAGCTTTGACAGCCTTAGGAGGTGCGGCTACTAAGGTATATTCGGTTTTTTTACCTTCACCGGTTTTGCCGATCTTTACGTCGTAGCCAGTGGGGTCTCCGTAGTCTTCGTCGGAGATGAACTTGAAGAGCTGATCCATCAGAGTCTTCTGAGTGATCTGCAGGATCTTGAAGTCATCAGAGGAGTAGTCGTAGACCACACCGGCGATGAAACGCTTGACGGTTTGGTAGCCCTCCTGCTGGCGGATGTTGGAGGGGAGCTCTTCGGGCTTGCTTTCCCAGCGGATGGGCTTGTTGTCGGTGGTCCAGGCTTCAAAGCCTGTCACGCCCGCGCCAAAGAAGCGCACTCGGACTTCGTCGGTGATCTTGGAGGGGTTCAGGTAGCGACCGGCGCCGGAAGACTCCTTGGAGATCTCCTCAATAGCACCTTTTGAAAGGAACGTGGACATGGGGGCGAAATCCCGTAAATAGTGGGTGATGTGCCAGAGGTCGGGGGTTTCCCGGCCTCGTGAGCAGATCGTATGGGATTGGCGTGACTTCGTCAACGATCTGCAGGAAAACTCGCAATAATCAGTGAGTCTCGTGAGACTTACCGCGGTGGGTTGTCGGGGATCTGGTAGCTCGTTACGGTGAAACACGGCCAAGAAAAAACCCCCCGCTTGTGGCGGAGGGTCTTGGCCTTCACTTGCTGCTGAAATCGTAATGGACAAAGAGCTCAATGGCAATAGCTCGGATCTCTTAAAGGGGCGAGCTATCGAATTGCTGCGACGTGATGTATTTCCAGATGGATGGGCTTTTGTGCCAGTTGCGGGAAAAGCCACCTTTGTAAAGGAGTGGAGCACTAAGCCGTTGACGCGGATTGAGTGCATGACGGCCTACCAGCTCAGGCAGGAATACGTAGGCCTGGGTGTGGTGACAGGTTCGTTCTCGGGGGGACTCATCGCCCTCGACATCGATGGACCTGACGCCGATCAGCGCTATCGCGAAGTGGCGGGGCCGGAGTACGAGGTCTATGGCGAGGAGCGGACCATGTCGTGGACTTCGGGTAAGCCCGGGCGTCGGCAGATCCTGTATCAGGTACCCAAGCGTTTGGTTCCCGAGCTCGGGGATGTGAAGACCTTGATCCTGCGCACGGACGATGGGCAGTGGCACCTGGGGCATGGGGATACAAACCGGGGTGCCGGTGGTGATGTGGACGCGATCAGTGGGGCTGCCTACGAAGAGGTGGTGCTGCGGTTCAACGCCTGTCAGAGCGTGGTCCCTGGCTCACCACACCCGGAAACAAAGCAGCCCTATCGGTTCCTCAACTACAACGGCGGAAAGGTAGAGACGGCACCGCAGTGGGTGCTGGATGTGCTGCGCCCACATCGGAAGCCGGTGCAATGGCTGTCCGAGGCTGAGCAGAAGGAGGTGATGAGCGAGCTCGGGGGGCAGACAGCTGTCCCGCCACGTCAGATCCGTGGGTGGTTTTTCAAGGAGGAGGTGCAGTCGCTGCTGCGGCCGCGGTTGGCTGATCTGGTGTTCAACCACGAGGTGTTTGACCGGTACGGGTGGAAGAGCCGCGGTGGAGATAAGCCCCAGCGCATGAGCGGCTGCCCGTGGCATGGGGGGCAGAGCGGGACGACATTCCAGTACGCGGAAGAGACCGGTTGCTGGGACTGCAAAGCGTGTGGTGTAGGTGGTGACGTGCTCGATTTCGTCCACAAGATCCGCACCAAGGACATGCACGCTGGGCGTCCGAGTGGGCCCGCCCTCGAGGCCTATGTGGCGGAGCTGGCCGTGGAGCTGGGGTACGACTACCCGGCGTGCGCAACGGCGACCGAGGTCACCATCAAAGATGCGCCGCTGAAACGGCTATCGGGGCAGGAGTTTTTCACGGCAGCCGAGAAGATCATCAACGGGTACGACAATGCCGAGCTCGCGCATTACCAGTTGATGGAGCTGGTGCGGGACTCAGGGCTGACACACGTGTACAAGTCGGGGCCGCAGGTGGAGTCAGCGCTCGAGCGGTTCCTGCTGCACCAGGAGCAGGTGGAGGAAGACCCGCAGTGGCAGGAGAAGATGCGCGGGCAGCGGGACTACCTGATCCCGGACTTTGTGTCGGCACCGAGCTCGATTCTCTTGCACGCAAGGGGCGGGATGGGTAAGACACGCCTTGCAGTGCTGCTGGCCAAGATCGTGGGCCAGAAGCTGCCGATGAAGGTGCGGGGGCTGACGGTCGAGCCGACGGTCTCGGGGAATGTGCTGTTCATCGGCAACGACATGTCGATGACGGACTATGCGGAGTACCTGGATCAGCAGGGGATTGACTCGACCGGTGCCGATACCTGGTTCCGATTCAAACCGCAGTGGCAACAAAGCCAGTACAGGGTGCTCTTGCGGTGGCTGCAAGAGCTCAAGCCAGTACTGGTGGTAGTCGACTCACTCACGTCGGTGAGCACGATGATTGCGGCCAAGGAGTACGAGAAGGAGTACTCGAACACGCTGTACCGCTTGGCGCGGGAGAACGGGACGGCGTTCCCGCCGACGACGTTTCTGTGGATCCACCACAACACCAAGGACGGGACGAAGTTCCGCGGCACAGACACGCTGCGGAATGCGGTGCACGAGACCTGGGAGCTGAAAGACCTGACGGACGAGGAGCGCGCTCAGTACGGGGATTATGCGCTCATCCTCGAAATCGACAAGAGTCGGGGCATGCGGGGTGGGGATCGCTTCCTGGTGCAGGAGGACATTGAGGAAGCGCTGAGCATTGAGGATCTCACCCCGACTGTGACCCGAGAGAACGGTGGGCAGGGCGATGAGACGCCACGGACGATCGTTCTCGGGATCCTCAAGGAAGCGGAGGCGCCGATGACAGCTAAGGAGCTGCGCTACGCGCTCAACAGCCGGCTGGCAGGGCGTAGGGGACCAGGGACGATCGTCAGTGAGAAGACGGTTAAGCGGTGGGCGCAGCGGTGGGTTGTTGCCGGCCTCGTGGAAGAAACCCGGGTGCGACAGCCGGGACAGAAAGGGGGGCGCCCTCTGGTGGGTTTTTCAGTCAAAGCCCCTATATACGAGGGTCGGAGTGTCCAAAACCCTCCTTCTTTCTTTGGGACTCCTTGTGCTGGAGGGGATTTGGGTTTTGGACAGGGTCCAGACGAAATTGTCCAAAACCCCAAAATGTCCAAAACCTCCGAGGTCGAAACAGTTCAGCAAGGCACAGTCTCAGATGCGACGCATGAGACCGAGCTGCCTGTGGAAACTTTTGTGGAAAACGTTGCCGAAATGCCCCTAGAGGTTTCGGACAGTTTCGGACACACGGAGGGGTTGTCCAAAACCTCCGAGGCTGAAACCCTCTCCAGCACAGCGGTTTCGGAAAAACCGCCGGAGGTTTTGGACACGGCCTCGGAGATATATGGGACCCCCGGTTCTACGCAGGACTACGGAGATTGGGAGGACACCGATTGGGGTTGATATTGCGCTCTTAGCCCTGGCGCCAGGGGAGCTCGTCATCGAGCTCGGCCTGGTAGCTGGGGCTGGGCCCCAGGGTTGTTTCGCGGAGCAAGAGTGTTGCTATGAAGCTGCGCGATGTGAAGTGAGACTTAATGAGACTCTTAGCTAGAGCTTTTAGCTCTGCTACATTGGTACAATCATCGATCTGCCTTAGTGCTGCTTCTTGAGCAAAGCTAAGAGTAAGGTCGTCCACACAACCACTGCATTTAACCGAGTATGCCGTCCGATGAATCCCTTGCTCACAAGGAAGCTTTAGATAATGTGGATTTCGACTTCATTCGTGGTCCACAGGCTGCGGCATTGCTGACACGGCGCGTTTCCGAGCTCGCGGAGGCAGTGGGTCCGCTGGGCGTGGATACAGAGACCACTGGCCTGGATCCACTGGTGAATCGCGTGCGTCTCATCCAAGTCGCAAGTTGCGACTATGCGTTGGTGGTCGATGTGGAAGGTTGGCGCACCGAGGGCGGGCGGCAGCTGCCTTGGGATGCACCAGGGCTACGTCAGCTGAAGGCGCTGCTCGAAGGGCCAAAAAAGAAGGTGCTGCAGAATGCTGCATTCGACTTGAACTTCCTAGCGGGGGAAGGTGTCGAGCTCGGAGGATCGATCTTCGACACGATGATCGCCGCCAAGGTGGTCAACAACGGCACAGGGGCAAAAAACGACCTGGGGAGTCTGGTAAGCCGTGTGCTGAAGGTGCCGCTGCCTAAGGAGCTGCAGAAGGCCAACTGGGCAGGGGAGATCTCGGATGAGATGGTCCGCTATGCCGCCCGGGACGCGGTGTGTCTACCGAGGATGGTGCCCTCACTCGTAGCAGCGCTGAAGGAGGCAGAGGTCTCGCCCTCGGTGACGCTGTGGGACATCTTCAAGCTGGAGATGATGGCGCTTCGGCCCATCGCTCGGATGCAGTGGAACGGGTTTGGATTTGATGCGGTGTCTGCCGCAGCGCTGCAAGTCTCATTGCAAGACAATGCTGAGACGCTTAAGACGACATTCCTCGAGGCGTTGGATCTGGCGATCAAACAGGAGAAGCCAGATGAGCCGGCGGTGTGGCTACCGCGGGATGAGGACGGGGCCTTAAACACACGGGAGAAGGACTCGGGGTCGATCCGCGCTGGAACCAAGCGCTACAAGGGGTTCAACCCGCGCTCGCCGAAGCAGATGGCGGAGCGGTTTGAGCAGGCGGGCATTCTGCTGCCACCGGACGAGAAGGGAGCACCGAGTTTGGATCAGAACCTGCTGGCGTTTCTGAAGGGGGAGTACGAGCTCGTGGCCATGTACATGGAGTGGAAGGCGGCTGTAACCCGGGTGTCTCACATTGAGAAACTGCTGGATTCGATTGGACCGGATGGGCGGATCCATGCGGGGTACCGGCAGATGGGGACAGAGACGGGCAGGCTGAGTTGCTCAGGTCCGAATCTTCAGCAAGTACCGCGGGAGGGGGAGTTTCGGCGCCTGTTTCGCGCTCGTGAGGGTTACACCTTGGTTGTGGCTGACTTCAGTCAGGTGGAGCTGAGGGTGGCCGCGGAGCTATCTGGTGAAGAGCGCATGCTGGAGGCGTACCGAGCTGGGCGGGACTTACACACAGAGACCGCGGCTTTAGTGACAGGTAAAAGTGCTGATACTATTACGAAGAAAGAGCGTACTTCTGCGAAGCTCTGTAATTTCGGGCTTTTGTATGGGGCAGGTGCTGCTACGTTAAGGAAGCAAGCTGTTGCACAGTATGGTGTAGATATGGAGCTAGAAGAAGCCCAGGGTCTTGTTACTGGGTTTCGTGAAGCGTATCCCCAGCTTTATGAGTGGCAGATGCAAGAAGGCAATAAGACTACGCGCGCTGTATTTACTAGGTATGGTAGGCGTAGGATACTGACAGGCTTTAATGATAAATACACTACGCGAATCAACACGCAAGTGCAGGGTACAGCGGGTGACATCGCTAAGATTGCCATCGCGATGATATGGGACAACATAAAAGCGGCTAAGCCAGAGGAAGCGATGCTTATTGCCATGGTGCACGACGAGATCGTTCTCGAGGTTGAGGATGGGGTAGTGGAGAAGTGGGCGAAAACATTAGCCGGAGCTATGGAAGCCGCGGGTTCGGTAGTTTGTCAGTTGGTGCCTATCGTGGCGGAAGCTTCTTTTGGTAGTAGCTGGGCCGATGCCAAGTAGAGCTTTGTGTGATACGCTGTTTTCGTAGCGTTTTACCACTCATGCTCACTGGGCAAGACCTGCTTTCATTTGTGAAAGCCAATGCGGACATGGATCAAGCCGAGCTAGCTCGCGAGGCTGGCTACGTGCGCAATACGGATAAGGGTAATGAGCGCTTGCTCATCGGTAAGTTGCACGAGGCACTGCTTGAAGCTAAAGGTGTAAAGCTGAAAACCAGCAAGAAGCCTGGTAAAGCAGCGCAGTTTATGACTACCGTCCATCGTAATGGTGTGATTTTGGTAGGCAAGACGTACTCGGAGAAGTTTGGTGTGGAGCCGGGCGATGAACTGCAGATCGTGATCGAGGATGATGCAATTCGGCTTGTGCCTCAATCTGCAGCGAGCGTGAAAGCCTCCAGTAAGTCTGTGGCTGTGGCTGGTTGATGGACGAGAGCGAGCTGCGTTCTCGGTTGTTGGCTCGGCTTAACCGAATCGCAGAGCGTTTACCAAATGGGCTCCTTCATCGCTTGGTGGAGGATGCCCAGTTTTTTTATGACTGGAACCTGCGGAAGAAACGAGCTCGGGCGTCGGCACGTATGTCGCAGTACCAGGCTTGGCAGGGCAAGGTTGAGGACCGCTATTGGCGTGAGGTGCAGCGGCGCCGGTAGCGTGAAGTATCTGCGCGAAATCTGTGGCTACTCGCAAGACGTACTCGAACACCTGGGAGGGTGTGCGGCAGGCAGGGGAAGATGCTGGGGCTAAATACCCCGAGCTTGTGGCAGCACAGTGGGCACTTGAGAGTGGCTACGGGAAGCACACGAGTGGTAAACATAATTATTTTGGTTTGAAGGGTACTGGAACAGGTAAAGAAACTAAAGAGTTTATGGATGGAAAGTGGATAACTATAACGGCAGAATTTATTGACTTCTCGGATCTCGGGGCGTGTGTGAGGTACTTGGTTACTCGCTGGTATAAGGACTGGGACAAATACGAAGGTGTGAATCGGGCGGCGACGCGAGAGGATGCGGCGAAGGCGTTGGTGGATCAGGGGTACGCGACAGATCCGACCTACGCAGAGAAGTTGATCAAGCTGATGGATGAGCGGGCACCGTCCTCGGTGGTGAGCAAGCCTGTGGTTAAGGCGGAGCCAAAGTCGATCTTGTACCGGATCGAGGCGGTGCATGTGACATGGCTGAAGAAGGAGCCAGTTCCGGCTGCCGAGCTCGGTGAGAAGGAGAAGGTTCTGGTGCCCGTCGGGAAAGATTATGCAGTGGTTGCATACACGGAGCGGCCGGCGGATGGGCATGCGCGGGTGGAGTTGGCGGCGGGGGCCGGGACTTGGTTTGTGTTCGAGCCACACTGGCGGAAGGTGATCGGCTCGGGGGAGTTCATGCGCCCTGATGTCGATTGGGGCGACTTCAACTGTCTAGTAACGCCAAATCTGACTGTGGGTGAGATCTTGCAGTGGGACCGGCGGCGAATTCCAGGGCCGACGTCGTCGGTGCGGACGCGGTTGCTGCGCACTGCGGCGGAGTTTCAGCGAGTGCGCGAGGCGTGGGGGCGGCCCCTGGGGGTGACGAGCTTCTACAGGCCGGAGCCGATCAATGCCCAGGTGGGAGGGGTACCGGGCTCGAGGCACGTCCTCGGGGAGGCGTTCGACCTCTACCCAGTGGACCGGAGCCTGGACAGCTTCTACCAGTGGATAAAAGTCAGGTGGACTGGGGGTCTGGGCGATGGGCGACCACGCGGCTTCGTGCATATGGACACGCGCGGGGGCGGAGGTTTCGTTCCTGGGGCCGGTGCCAGGCCTGCAGCCGAGTGGCTGTACTGATGGACGACCGCACTCGGGAGAACTGGGCGAAGGTGAAGGAGGCCCTGGAGCGCGCAGGTAAGACCAGCAGCCCGTTCTATGCGAGGGCGGTGGCGGTGTTGAAGACGGGGCGGGACCCGGGGCCGGATTTTGGGGCTAAGCCAGGGGAGTTTGCTTAAAGTCCCAGCCCATGCCTTCGAGATACATCATTGCGATGTAGTGGTCCTCGGCGTAGCGGCAGATGCTGTCCTTGCAGGCGCGGTAGTACAGTTCGCCGCGCTCGTTTTCCAGCTGATCCAGGCTGAAGCCGTTGCCGTAGTCGGTGGTGTTGACGACGCTCATTTTTTGCTGCCGACGGTCATTTCGATGTGACGCACGCGGGTTTCGAGATCGGTGAGCCGTTCTTTGGAGTCGTTTTTGAGTTCTTGGATGTCGGCGGCGACGGTGCTGACGGACTGGTCCAGCTTGGCGACTTGCATAAAAAGGCCAGCTAGGCCGACCACTGCAGCGGTCAACAGAGCTGGCACGATTTGGTTGAAGGGGTTTTCAGGGGGTTTGGCGCTAACGGGTGCCTCGTCGAAGTGCTCCATTACAAGGCATGTCGCTGACCTTTTTCTCAGATTAGCGGCCCTGGCCGACTCGTTTTTTCTTGCCGCGTCTCCGAGGACGACTGTTCTGGCCGTACCCGTCTCGGGTGGTCTTGGGGCGACCAGCTTGGTGGTCAAGCCGGCCGGTGCCGGTTTTTGCTTTTGTTGCCAATGAAGCGCTAGGGAGCTGAGGTTAGCTTACATGGGTGCATAACCTTAGAATGGGTTCGGGCTCGGGGTAAATCAATAAAAAGCCGGCTATTGACGCCGGCTGTTAGTTAGTAGTAACGATCTTGCCAATCAGAAGTATGGCACCACTGCCAAATCATTAAGCCGAGAATGACGATGGCTAGCAGTGATGCCGTGACGGCGATCAAGAAGCCCACGGGAGACCGGGCGCAACGGTAGGTGCATGCTGCTGATCAAGTTGCTGCTGAAGCGCGGCTTCGATTTCAGCGACTTTGTCGTCACCAAAGTTTTGTTTCACCCAGCCCACCACAAGCTCCTCAGTTAAATCGGCATACGGCACCATTGCGGAAGGATCAGGCTTTTCAAGCCCAATAGATCCATACGCAGAACTGCTATAAGTGCCGTCATTGGCGCCGATTGTATAATGCACCGTAAATACGACGCCATCCGCCGTATAATGCTCCATGTTCGCGATGTGCCATTCAAAAGTGGTTGCCATAAGAAAAGGTGGCGATACAGCAAATTTAGCAGTATCGCCACCAAAAAACACGGCGGATTACCGATTCAAAGCACTGGCATCTCGTAGTCCTGGGTAGTTCCCGCATAGTGTTTGAAGATCACGTTTGCAGTATTGCCGGCCCAGGCCGCAACCTGCGTGACTGGGATGCCAGCTTCGAGCCAGCGGCTGATGGCAGTATGGCGGGCGTCGTATGGACGGTAGACGTGAGACGTCAAGCCCGCACCGTGAAGCTGGACCGCTTTCTTTCTGAAGTAGCTCTGAAAGGCAAGGCGATCCCAGGGAAAAACGTACTCGGTAGATTGATCTATAGACTCAATGATTTGTTTAGCGCGAAGGTTAAGTGGTACCCAGCGTTTTTTGTTTGTTTTAGTGCTGTTTTTGAGTCCATGTGTTAGCGTAAAATTTTGATGAACCAAAATCTTGCCGTCTTTAATATCGTCCCAACGCATAGCTCTGACTTCTCCAGTACGCATTGCGGTTTGTAGCATAAATTCGGCATAGGCACTCCAATTTGTGGAGCGATAGGTGCGTTTCGCCTCGAGTGCGACTAGCAGCAGTGCGACCTCGTTGCGCGGAATTACGATGATTTCTTCGTCTCGCTGCGGTCGCTTTGGCATCCTGAAACTAGCGACTGGATTGCGTTGCAGAATGGCAATAGCTTCTTGTGCACACCATTTGTACATACTTCTGACGTACATAGCAACGCGACGAGAAGCGAGGACGGGCTGCTGCTGGAGAACCCAAGTCAATACTTGCCGACCTTCTTCAACATCTTGAATCGGACAGCGGTGGAGCCATTTTGTGGTTTGGCTGTAGTCCGAAGTGAGACTTGTAGGACACAGTGAAACCGAGCGCTCGGCTAGGAAGCGGTCCCAAGCTTGTGATAGGGTTAAACGCATTGTTAAGCGTAAAGCTCTAACACACTACCATGACCGACGCCGAAATACTAAACATAATGTACGGTCACGCATGCGGCTTTAGCAGCGTGGTTCAATTCAGCGGTGACGATGCTGTCATCGCTTTTGCGCGCGAAGTGCTTGAAGCAGCAGGTTACGAACAGGTGGCCAAGTCAGAGCTAAAGCCAGAGCCCGGCTACGAAGAGCAGCTCAGCGCTTTTATTATGCAAGCCGACGAGACCCTTAAGCGCGACTGACAAAAAATAAGCCTGGCTGACAAAAAGGGTGTCGGCCAGGCTTTTCTTGTGTAAAAACGCTAGTGAAGGTGACTACTAGGGCTGGTACAAGTATCGCTGAGGGGATGCCTCGTCTTGGTTGTAGACCAGTTCCCTGTAGTTCTTGCCCCTTCCAATAGGAACGGCAATGATGGAAGCATAAGCAGGGATGCGGATGCACTTGCCATCAGCATCACCTCCTACAAGTTCAACCAGTTTGTGTTTGAGTTGTGGCATAGAAGGGGAAGCGACTACGGGGTTGCAGGTTGGTCAGCAATATGCCGAAGCAGTTCACGGGCAAACTCAATCTCGCCATACCAACGCCCATCATCGAAAGTATCGTCATAATTTCCAGCGTCTGAAGGGCTGTAATCATCTCCATACACATCAATGCAGTGCTTGCAGTTTGCGCTTTCTTGGAGCTTAGAAAGAAGGTATTCAAGTTTTTGTTGGTCTGTCATGGGTGATTAGTGGTAATGACTACTAGCGACGAGCTGACTGAAGAAACTCTCTGGAATTGCTGTCAGAAAGTTCCAGCAAGCTGCAACACGCTTCTAGCTCTTGATCGGCTCCAGCCTGAAACGCTCGGATTAGAAGGACATCGAGGTTTTCGACCTCATCTAAAAATTCAGTTTCCCACTCACTGAGCTGTTGAGCTGAGGGAAGGACTGGATGAGTGTATTCTTCTTGGGTCATGGTTTCTAGGGAACTGTGGCCAGGGGCAGGAGGTGCAAACTCGCTGCCCCACCATTATGCCCTAACAGCGGTGCAAAGGAATACGGATGAGCTGGAAGAATCTCCCAACCCACCCGATCTGTTCACCGCAATGCTGGCAGCA